TGGACACGTTCATGGCCACCTTGCCCGAGCCGGCCTGCACATCGGACACGACGCCCGTGAACAGGTTGACCGTGCCGCGCGAGGTATCGGACAGGCTGGGCGTGAGGAACTTGTCGACCGTGACGCGCGCACCATCGAATCCGCCCGCATTGGCGAACGATCCGGGCGTGCGGCCCATGATGAGCGTGCCGGCGTCGTAGAAGATGTCGACCTCCAGCGTCTCGACCTGCAGGCCCACGGCGCACTTCGTCGCACCGCGCCCGAACCCCGGCACCGCATCCGGCACGGCGGCGAGGAACGTGTGTCCGCCATAGGTGATGTTGGCCGGCGCGTCGGTGTAATACAGCGTCGTGCCTGACAGCAGCGCAACGGTGTACAGGTCGGCCACCATCAAGGTCTGCGAGGTCTGCAGCATGGTCTTGAACGCCGCGCTGATCGCTTTCATCGCACCGTCCGCATGGTGACCGTCTGCACTTCGTACGCCTGGTTGAACATCTGGTTGAATTCCAGCGTGTCATTGAGGAAGCGCACGGTGAACGGGCTGGCCGGATCGTTCACGATCGACAGGTAAAACGGCGTCACGGAGCCCTGCTGGCCCTCAAAGAACGATTCCAGCGTTTGCTGGTTGGCCTGCGACAGGTAGGCGAAAGACAGGTCGAACTCGTAGATCGCCGCCGTCCAGCGGCCAGTGCGAAACTCCGCGCCGCTGGTGGTGGTCTCGATGTTGGTCGACCAGATCACGCGCTTCTTGATGTCCCAGCCAATGCCGGCCAGCGTGGGAAAGGTGTTGAGCGACATTAGCGGACGCCTGCGAAGTGGCCGCGACGGTTGGCGTGTTTGAGTGCGTCAGACAGCGCGCCGGGATTGCGGCGTGACCAGTCCTTGAAGCTGCGCGCATCCATGGCGTTGATCGTGACGCCCTGGCCGCCACCGTTGCCGCCGTTCTTCGCCATCTGCCGCACTGGATCGGCAACGTGCTTCGGCAGAACCATCTCATCGCGGTGCAGCTCGGTCATCATTCCGTCGAACGGGACGCGCTCCCAGCCGCCGGCGGCCGAAGCGACGGAGCCGAAGCTGGCAGCACTTGCTGCCATCGCCGCACCGAATGCCGGAGCACCCATGTCGATCGGCCACGGTGCGCCAGCGAAAGACGCGATTCCTTGAGCGCCAGCGACTCCCGTGGCCCGCATCACAGAAGCGGTCGATGCTGCAGCGTCAGCGACTCCATTGGCGACGCGCTGCGCCTGCAGCGTCGTGGACGTGGACAGCGATGCGGCGACTTTTGACGCCTCAGCGGAAATCCACGCGTCCAGCGGCTTCATCACCGCCTTCTGAATGAAGTCCTCGCCGATGACCAGCGCGACATTGGCGACACCCTGACGCAACGTCTGATGCTGGAACAACATGCCGTTGATGGCGCCCTGCATCGCGCCCTCGACCTTCTGCGCATAGCCCTGCCATTCCTTCAGGCTGTTGCTGTGGAACTCCTTTTCAGCGGCAGTCATCGACGCCGTCGCTACCTGATGCGCCTTGACGATGCCGGCCTCATCCTTGGCGATCGCAATCGGTTCCCCGATGTCGAGCTTTTCCTTGTCCTGGAAGTATTTCTTGTCGATCGCCAGCTTCTGATTGACCAGATCCTGTTCGAGCTGCAAGAGCCGTGCAGCGCTGATCTGTCCCTCGGCGTATTCGAGCTCGTAGCCTTGGCGCTTATTGGCCAAGTCGCCAAGAGCCTCGTCGTGCGATGCCTTGAGCTTTTCCAAGCTCAGCGCCGTTGATTTCTTGGACGCCTCTACCTGGGCGGTTTCGGCCTCCTGAATCGCGCGTTTTTGCTCCTCTGCCACCTGCTTGGCGTTCTCGATCTCACGCCGCGCCGCGGCCTTGTCAGCCTGCCCCATCCTTCCCTTGATCTCGACGAGCTTCGACAGCGCCTGCTCGTAGGCCGCACCACCTGACGTGGCCTCGTTGAGCTTTTCCTGCCAGTACGTCTTTTCATCGGCCAGAGACAGGGTGCGCGTCAGCTGCATCTGCTGAAAGACTTCCTTGTCCGCCTTGGCTTCGTCGCCGCTGCCGTCGTCGCCCTTTTTCCCCTTCTTGCTGGCAGCACCCAGCACGTCATTCACGCTCTGCGTCGTCGCGGCCGTCTGCTTGGCGGTCGCCGCGGCGGTGGCGTCTTGCTGCGCGATCTGCTCTTTGATCGCCTTTTCTTGCGCGAGCAACGCATTGATCTGCGCGATGCCTTCCGCGTTGTCGCCAGAGGTAGGCGCGTATGCGGTGCCGCGTGCGCTGGCGTTCTCGATCTGTGCGATCAGCGCGCCAGAACGCTGTTTCATGTACGCGTCAAGCTGTTCCTTCACGTCGCCGAGCTGTTGCTGCGGTGTTTTCGTGCCGCCGAGCGACTGCAGCGCGTTCGTGATGTTGTGGATGCCCTCGACTTCTCGATCCCAGTAGGAATCACCGTGCTGCGCGGCGGCAAGCCGCTGGGTTTCCGCGTTCGCCAGATCGCGGACGGCCAAGGCAGCCGCCCCGGCCTTGTCGCCCAGCTTGATCAGGTTGGCGATTTCCTGCGCTTCGGGAACGGTCAGGAAGTGATATTGGTCTTCCAGGTCCTTGATGGCCTTGACCGGGTCTTTCCCCAGGCGTTCGATCGACGCGACCGCGCTATCCATCGACTGCCCGGTAAGCTCCGCCATGCCTTGCGCGGCGCGTGCGGCATCGGCCAGCGAATCGCCAAGGAAGTGACCGGAGATGGCCAGCTTGGAGATAGCGGCGGTCGCCTCACCCGCGCTGGTGTCCGAGTCGATCATGCCGTCTTTGAGCTGTTCGAGCTGGCCGTACGTGACACCTACCGCGTCCCCGGTGGCGGCAATGGCGTCTTGCAGCTTGTGCGCGTTTTCCGCGCCTTCGACCGCTGCGACGGCAAGGCCACCCAACGCAATCGCCGCGATGCCGATCGGACCGGCCGCGAAGCGAAACACGCTCCCCATGACGCCGGTTTCGTTCGCCAGCGCGGCGACCTCACGCCGGGATCGGCTGAACTGCCCGGTCATCGCGTCCGTGACCAAGGCGCTTGCGGAGTACATCGTGCGCGAGTTGGCGGTGAACGCAGACAAGGCGCCCGATGCGGCTTGGGTCTCGGTGCCGATCTTGGTCATCGCGCTGGCGATGATCGCCTGCTTGGCGCCAAGCTCCTCGGCCGTGAACGCGCCGGATGCCTGCACGTCGGCCAGCGTTTTCTGTGCCGCCGCCAACTCGACAGCCGTCGTGATGCTGCCCTTCTGGATCGCATCGAAGGCGGCATATTGCGACATCGCCTCGGCCACCGACGCGCGCATGGCATCCGTGGCCTGCGTGACCGATGCCGCGCCCGCTTCCATGCCGGCCTGCAGCTGCGCCGGTTCCGCGGTGAGCAGAACCTTGATTTCTTCGTCAGCCATGGGCTTTCCTTCGGGCAATAAAAAACCCCGCCGGAGCGGGGTTCGTGGTGATCGTGTAACGAGGCTTTGTCAGCCGGTCATACCCTCTTCGATATGGCCTTGGGACGTGGTGGATTTAACGAACTTCCCGCCCTTGTCGAATACCAGCGCAGTGCTGACGTTGTCGGCGATGCCCTTGCCGGCGAAGATGCCGACGATGGGGATGTATGACGCCCCGCTGGCGTGCGACTTGACGTATACATAGACCAGGACGGTCCGGCCGTCTGAATCGTGACTCACCTGATTCGGCTGGCCCAGCTTAGCCTCGGCGTCGCGGATCGTCGTCACGCCCGGCTGGAACGTGTTGACCACGTTCGGGTCCACCTTCGTGCCCACGGTCATGCAGCCGGCCAGCAGCAGCAATGCCGCCACAGCAAGTACCTGTCTCATGATGTTCCCCACCTATTGAAGTGGCTTCATCCTACCCCTGCTGTTTCGCTGCCGCCACCGCCATCGTGTCGAGAAAGGATCGGCACTCATCTTCCGTGGGAACCTTGTCCGTGCTGGCCGGCTTGATCCCGAGATACCCCTGCACCATCCACTGCACGGGTGGCCGATCCTTCCAGCTTTCGGAAAGATCGGCCACGTCCTGCCAGGTCAGTCGGTCGAGGATGTCGTCGGGGAACCATCCGGTGGCGCCGTGGATGAATCCGACGATATCGGCGCGACTGGTGCGCTTTCCGTCGCCGGACTCGCTACCAAAGGGCGCGGGCCATACCCCGATATCTGCATCATGCCGGTGATGATCGGCCGTAACAGCGGCAGGTCGATCAGGTCGTTGAATGCGTCGCGGCTCATGTCGGGATAATTGCGCTGCATCAGGGCGAACAGCACGGTGCTGGCCGCCTTGACGTACTCGCCGAAGGGCACCTCTCCCTCCGGCTTGCACAGGATGTCCATCTCCGGCAGGTAGGACACACGCAGGTTGATCGGCGGCACGGTGTAATCGGTGTCGCCGAATTTGATGACGGCTCCAGGAATCATGATCAGTCCGTGTAGACAGTGTGGAAGCGGCCCGAGGCGTCGACGAACGCCTCGAAATCCAGCTCGGAAATGCCGAAGTCGGCCATCTTGGTCGGGATCGACAGCTTGGAGGCCACGCAGGCCCAGAACCGATGGCGCTCGCCGGTGCCGTTGTAGCCGCGGTACAGGTCGATGGTGATGATCGGCTGCACGCCTTGGAGCACGGAGCCCACCGACAGCGTGGTGCCGTTGGTGGCATCGGTGTACTCGTAGCTGATGAGCACCGAGGCGCTGGCATCGGCGGCGGCGAAGGTGTAGACACCCGCGGCGACGCTGTACTGGCCGACCGTGGGCGAACTGGCGACCTTCGTGAACACGGCGCCGCCGGCGTAGGTCACGCCGAGATCCTTCGACCACGTCGCGCTGTTGGCCACCGTGATGGTGTAGGTCGTGACGGCAGGGACGGTGCCCGCTTCGTTCGCCGCGAGATGGACCGTGCCGGTAGACGTGGCGACACCGTAGAACAGGTCGCTGTACACCTTGGCGTTGATGAAGCCCATCTTCGCCTTGCCGGTGGCCTTCAACTGCGCCGCACCGATGGCGAGCGCCTGCTGGCCCTGGCCGTACAGGGATTTCACGGTGCGGGACAGATCCGCGGACACGTCCTGCAGCGCGCCGAACTGGATCGGGGTGCCGGTCGCGCCGGCCGGAGTGGCGTACAGGATGCCGGAGCCGAAGCTGCCGAGTTGGGTCAGACCATTGGACATGTCGATTACTCCTGGGTGGCGGCGGGTGCCACGGCGTCGGCGACGTGCTGGATCAGCGCGGCCTTGTCGTCGGCGGTGATGGGGGCGACACCGGCGGCGGCGGCGGCATGGAAGTGCGCGGCGTACCAGCGTTCGATGGCGGCAATCACGCGCTCGACGTCGGTCTCGACGGTCTTTTCAGCGCGCGAAAAAAAGCCCGCTTTCGCGGGCGTCGGGGTAACTTGGGTTTCGTCAGTCATGGGGATGTCCTCGGGTTAGCCGGGTAGGCGGATCACAAGCGGGATACGGGCGAAGCCGCGGTCTTCCATCGCGCCCTCGGCATAGTCGATACGTCCATCAAGGCGCACGGACTCGACCAGGCCCCCGAGCGTCTGGAAGCCGGGTGTGGCAGGCGGCAACCCGACCGAAGCGCACAGCGCGTCGATCAGCGGGTTGAGCTTGGCGGCGGTCGAGCTGGTCGAATCGCTGTTGTAGGCGTACACCCACCACTCGACGGTCAGCTCGCCAATGGGCGGCAGGTTGCCTGACGGCTGCTTCCACACCTCATCCTTCTGGACTTGGTAGAAGGCGGGAAACTCGGACGGCTGCAGGTCGTCGATGTGCTTCAGGCGCCGGCCGGTCTCGTTGAAGCTTGACGATGCCGAGGCCTTGGCGAACAGGGCGGCATAGATTGTTTCACGGTTCATGCGCGAGCCTCGGTGATCAGCTCCGCCATCGCGGCGCGAATCTTGCCAATCTCGGCCGGCGCGGTTTCGTGCAACGTGTCGCGCAAGAAGTGGAAGGCACGGTTTCCTGGGTGATTCACCTTGCGAGCAAACACCCGCGTGCCGCCAACCACGAACGACAGCATCTTCGCGCGCACAGGCAGGATGACGTGCGGCGGATTGCCATCTTCCAGGCCCTTCGCATACGACAGGCCCGTGCCGGTGACTGCCGAGACCGCTGTGCCCGCCTCGCTGACGCGTTCGAAGATCGAGTCACGCAGCATGCCGGTGACGCGTTTGATCGGATTGCCGGACAGTTTCTCGGCCTGCACGTACCGCTGCATGTCGGTCGCCACGGTGTTCATCGTCTCCAGCAGCTTGACGCGCGCACCATCCTTGACCGCCAGCATCATGCGGATAACGTTGTCTTGCCCCGTCACGCTGCTCATATCATGAACACGCGCTTGTAGTTGTCCAGCGCGAGCTTCGATGCGGCCGGCATGTCGGCTTGCGTGAAGCTGATCGTCTCGCCGTTCAGCGTCTTGGCGCTGACTTCGATGTTCGTGCGGCGCTTGTACTTCGTGGCGACGATCTCGATGCAGGCTTGCGCCACGTCCAGCGGCACCGACGCCAGACCGGCCGTGTAGCTGATCGCCACGTTCTGCACGCCACGCGGGAACACGCCTCCGCGCAGGTACAGCATTTCCTCGTCGAACACGTAGCCGAACTGCGCCGGGCTGGTGGATAGCGGGACGGTCACGCCGTCGATCACCACCGACGCGACGGCGGTCACCGGGTACTGCCGGAAGGCCAACCGATCGCCGCCCACGCCGTTGCGCGTTTCGGTGTAGCTGGCGGTCAGCAGATTCCGGTTCAGGAAATTGATGACGAACGCCGACGCATTGGTGCATAGCGTCTGAAGCAAGGCGTCGTCCTGTCCTGCCGCCAGGCTCAGGAAGGCCTGCACGTCGGCAGATGCGCACAGGTCTCCCGTAGCCATCGTCAGGCGCTCGCGCCGTCAGCTTTGCCCTTGCGGGTCTTGGGGATGCTGAAGCCATGCGCGGCAAGATCCGCGACAGCCTCGGCCGGGACGGACACGCTGCC